ACATTTCAAAAGTTCGTCCTGCTGGAGCGAGACTTAAAACCTTCGGTGGACGAGCATCGGGACCTGAACCTCTGGAAGACCTTTTCAGATTTACCATTGAAACCTTCCGCAAGGCAGCGGGTAGAAAACTCACTACCGTCGAATGCCACGATATCGTATGCAAAATTGCTGAAATCGTAGTTGTCGGTGGCGTTCGTCGCTCTGCTCTTATCTCACTCTCGTCACTTGACGATGATCGTATGCGTATGGCAAAGAGTGGTGCATGGTGGGAGAACAACGCTCAACGCGCACTAGCAAACAACTCAGCCTGCTACAAGGAAAAGCCAGACATGGCTACCTTCATGGACGAATGGGTTTCACTCTACAAGAGCAAGAGCGGAGAGCGTGGTATCTTCAACCGTAAGGCTGCAAAGAACCAGATCAAGCGTCTTGGAGATCGTCGTGATCCAAACCACGACTTCGGAACCAATCCTTGCTCAGAGATTATTCTACGCGACCGCGAGTTCTGCAACCTATCTGAAGTCGTGATTCGTGCAGACGATACTCCAGATACACTTGCTCGTAAGGTTCGTCTTGCGACTATCCTGGGTACATTCCAGTCTACTCTTACCAACTTCCGTTATCTTTCAAGCGACTGGAAGAAGAATTGCGAAGAAGAGCGTCTACTTGGAGTATCCTTGACTGGTATTATGGATAATGAAATCACCAATGGTCGTGCTGGCGGTGTAGACCTTAAGGATGTTCTTGATCATCTGCGTCATGTCGCAATCGAAACCAATAAGGAATATGCACATAAGCTAAAGATCAATGAATCTGCTGCCATCACTTGCGTAAAGCCAAGCGGAACGGTCAGTCAGTTGGTTGATGCTGCTTCGGGTATTCATGCTCGTCATGCCAGCTATTACATTCGTCGCGTTCGTGCAGACCGTAAGGACCCAATCTGCCAGTTCATGATCGACAAGGGATTCGTTGCCGAGCCATGTGTAATGAAGCCAAACCACACAATGGTTTTCTCATTCCCCATGAAGTCCCCAGACCATTGCGTAACTCGTAATGATATGACCGCAATCGAACAACTGGAGCTTTGGTTGACCTACCAGCAATACTGGTGCGAACACAAGCCAAGCATCACTGTAACTGTTCGGGATGAAGAATGGATGGAAGTAGGAGCATGGGTTTATGCTCACTTTGATGAGATCAGCGGTATTTCATTCCTTCCACACTCTGATCATACCTATCGTCAGGCTCCATACGAAGACTGCACCAAGGAGCAGTATGAAGCATTACTGGCTAAACTTCCTGCTGATGTTGATTGGTCAGAACTATCCAACTACGAGAAGGAAGATAACACTACCGGAACCCAGACTTTTAGTTGCACCGCAGGAGCTTGCGAGATTGTGGATCTGACTAAATAATATGTGATATTAGCTGGAATTGATTACTCTTTAACTTCCCCATGCATCTGTCTATTCAATGGACTTTTGCATGGGGAATTTTGTTATAAAAATTGCTCCTTTTATTTCTTGACCGATATAAAAAAGAATGCCACAATGTTTAACAACAATATTCGTGGAGAACTATTTCCAGATTATACTGCTGAATGTGGTAGATACGATAGTATATCTGATTGGGCAGTAGATTTATTGATAGGATGTAATATGGTGGCTCTTGAAGATTATGCTTACGGGGCAAAGGGAAGAGTCTTTCATATTGCAGAAAATACTGGTATTCTTAAATACAAACTTTGGCAAAACTCAATTCCATTGGATGTGGTTCAGCCAACAAAGGTTAAAAAATTTGCCACAGGTAAAGGTAATGCAGGAAAACCAGAAATGTTCCAGGCATTTGTTGAAGAAACTGGAGTAGATCTACGATTTCACATGAATGATGCTAAAAAGGAAATAGGCAACCCAATATCAGATATTGTGGATGCCTATTACATTTGTAAATATAATTACAAAGAACTAAATTAAATTATTATCTTTGTGATTGGCTTCTTTGTCTTGCTGCTAAACTTGTTGGGCCAAGCCATCTTCCTCTAGTTGCTCTTAAATTTTCTGGCCTTACAGTATGTCCTTTTGCTGCTAATCTAGTTAGAGCAGCTTCAGGACCTTCAGCACCTATTGATCCTTCTATGCTTAGTCCAGTTTCAGGATCAGGATCTGTAGTAAATCTGAAATGAGTACCAGCCCCTGGAATATGGTATCCTCCACTCAAAGGAGAACTACTTTGAGTTTCTTCTCCTTCTCCTCTATAGATTAATGTAGCCTTTTCAGGCTTATCTTGCATTTGAACTGGTAAAAATCTTTGCATTGCTGCTTTAGTCATTTCTCTTCCATGAGCACCAGTACTTAATAAAGCAGTAGTTCTTGAAACTGTTCCAATATCTTCTATACCCTTTACTGGACTTTCAGATGGTAGAACTTCAACTGGTTTTACTGCACTTGTAGGTTCTAGTCTAAATCCTTGACCGGGAGCAGAACTTATTTTTTTACTTACAGCAGCCGAAACATCACCGTGTTCGTGGCCTTTTTCTTCTTCACTTTGTTTTTCTTCAAGAACACACATTGGCTTCTGCCAAGAATTTTTTCTCAAAGAATTCTGGAAAGAAACTAAATTTTGATTGTTTGACTGTATTCCTTGAAGGTAGGATAGAAAAAGTTTACGATTCATTTATTATTCGCCTTTTTTCTTAGTGAAGAATTCTTTATAGCCCCAAGCAACAACCAAGAAAAGAATGGGCAAATACCAGATCACCCAGCTATAATCATCTTTGACCATCTTGTTATTTTCAATCTGGCTCTTGATGTCCATCATAATAACATTATCGCCAGTGATGTCTGGGACAATTTCTGGAGTGGTATCGCATCCTGCAAATACAAGTGCTAGAACTAAAACTATTGCCCAGATCTTCTTCATGACTTCCTCCCTGCGGCAGCAGTGCCAAAGTAGAAACCAACAATTGCTACGAGTATTTGACGATTCTCAGATGTATAAAGGTATCCATTGATTTCAACGAAATACTTCTTTGCAGTCTCTGGGAATAATCCGAATAGGGCTTCAGGATTTGTCGAGTCTACTTCAACGAAGGTTGGAACACCGAAGAATGGTAGAATGAAAGGTGCAGCAATAGTTCCAAAAAGAACTGTTAGAACAATTAGTTGACGAACACCCTTGCCGACATCAAGGGGAACTCTCTGAGCCGCCTTGTCCTGATTTTCAGTTGTCTGCTTGTTAGCAGCAATTAGGCGTTCAAATAGCTCTTTTTGATCCTGACTCTTCTGAGCCATGAATCGAAACAAAAATCCAGTAAGGCTTCCGCCTATCAATGAAATCAACTCAGTCGGCATAATAACCTCCAGAATTATTTATATTATGATTTATCGCTCAAACCACCTAAGAGGGTTTGTTGGAAAAGTATATGGTCCTGGCACTGTAGGATCAGGATCATCATCATCAGACATACCATCACCATCATCATCTTTATCTCTATCATCAGGAATTTGATCACCATCTACATCATTGTCAAATGTATCTGGAATTCCATCATTATCTAAATCTGAGTCCGGATATAAATCTTCTTGCCAATCAGGAATTCCATTTCCATCACTATCATCCATATATTCACCTTCAAGAGCATCATCTACACCGTTTCCATTGGAATCACCCGGAATATCAGGTCTACCATCTTCATTATCATCAGTATACCAATCATCATACGGCATAATTTCAGTTGGATTATTTGGAACCATTCTCAATGGTCTTGGTCCTGTATCTGGTCCCCCACCTTCTACTGGCATTATATCCTGTGTAGCTTGACTTTCAAATATAGAAGGATATTCTTTTCTCCTAAACATAGGAGACTTTTTTCTTCTCTTTTTAGGACCAACTATGTCAGTTATGCTCAATCCCGGAATACCACCAGCTCCAACTGACATATCTTCAATAAGTGTATCAATTACTGAAAATCCTTTTTTGAGGCAATGAGATTCAAGCAGATATAAAGATTCGTGTGGAAGAATATTATAGCGATACATTTCATTTAGAAACATATCAAATGTTGCTAAATTATTGCTTAATGAAGATTTTAGCCCAGGATCTGAAGATGTAGCTATAATCTTCTTTAATTTAATTATGATGACTTCTAGAGGATCTAAAGAACCGTTTCTAAAAGCCTCATCCATGTCCTTAATATAATTTCCTCTACCATCAATTATACCTTTTCTAAAGGCATCGAAAGTAGAGAAAGGAGATGAAAGAAGCGTTAAAAATTTGTAAACAGTAAAGCTTCTTACCATCAATCCAGAACTAGAAATAGATTCGTTTATATTAGTCATTTCTTTGTTTTTCTACTTTATTAAGAATTCTTGTAATTCTAGCATCTGGTGCTAATAATTTAAGATCTGTTTCAGGTATAGACTGTGTTTTTAAATTCAAATAATTTAGAAAAGCTTTCAAAAAACCATGATATCTTTTTTCTAATTTAAAAAAAATCATTCTGATTGCAGATTCTTCTCCAAACAGATTGATTAAAATAAGAATATGATTACATATAAGATTATGCTTTAAAACTTTCTCTTCATCAAATTTCTGAAAAAGTCTTCTGATATATTTTATTCTTTTAACATCATCATTAAATTCTTCGACCGATGCACAAGCTGGATTGTTGTATTTCAGTTTTGCAAAGGTTTCAAAGTTTTGTTCACTTAGTATTTCCATTTTAAGCTGGGGTTAGAGATATTTCAAATTTATATAGGTGGTTATTTGTAATTATAACTTCAACAACCATATTAATTCCTTTACCACCATTGAACTCTGAAATACCATCAGTAACCAAGAATCCTTTGCTTAGATCATGTTCTGGGGTTGTTCCAAATGTTCCGCCAAAGCGATTCAATCTGAAGGTATTTGGTCCTTCTGGTGATGGCATCAACTTTGTTGCTGGAGTAAAATCAAAGTCTAGACCCATAATGTTCATTTTAGCTCTAAGCATGGAAAGAGCACCACGGGGGTCTAGATACTCTCTGTTTGTAAAGGTAGATAGGAATGCCTTTATTCTGTTTAATTGAGTATCGTTTTCAATTCTATGGACACCAAAATCGCTAGCAGCACTTC